ACACAGCGTGCGCAGCCAGGTAGAAATGTTGCAGTGGTAGCGCCAGTTACGGTCATTTCAAATCCTGCTACATAAGGACGTGAAGCGAAATCAGGGGTTTCGGTAATCTTAGGGTTAGTTGGAACTTGGAAAAACATATTTCACCTCATTAGTTAATGGAATCTATTCTAATTTCATTTCTTCTTTGATGATAAAGATCGTGAAATGTTAAAGAAAATTGTATCTTGGTCTCTTCTAATAAATCAGCCATTTCATCAAAGGAATTAATATAATGCTCTTTGAGGTCTGCTTCATTATTTATCCTAGCCAACTCCCAAGAGGTCTGGCTTAAAAAATCTTGTATTGTATATTGATCTTCTGTCATTTATTGCCCTATGAGGATAGCCTATTTGTCAGGGGAAGGCAAAATGGCCTCCCTATCTCCCTCAAACACGTTGCTATACGCCTCAATCAAATCATCAAGGATTGTATTAAGATAAACATTAGCCTTTAATAGCTCATCTTTCATCTTAGGATTATGCATAGTCTTTTCTATCAGCTCTTCATGTTTAAATAAAGCATCAATGTATCTATAATCACCCATAGCCTTACAGAGCCCGTAATATTTTTTAGCAGATGTATAATTAATCATTCGCTATCTGTCTTTCACGCTTAGCCATATCTCTATTAAACCTTCTATCAGCCTCATCCAAATCCATTTGAATAATGTTATTAGAAGCCTCTAGTGCCGCCAATATTTTGTCATACTCTATCTTGCCCTTCTCCATAGAAGTCTTCTCATTAGTAGAACTTATACTAGCAATAGCTTTAGCTAATTCAATCTGATTCTTCTCACGAGCAATCTCGACGTTAGCCATATCAACCATAGCTTTAACCTGTGTCTTACGGTTCTCAGCATCTACACGGGCCATAGCAGTCTGCGCTTCACTAGATACTTGCTGTTGAGCTACTTGAACCATCATCATCTCAGGATTAGGCTGACCTTTAGCCCGTTCTTTCATCTCTGCCATTTCTTGCATAAACTCATTGGCCATCAGCTTAAGCTCATCCCCGCCGCGTATATCACGTAGATTGTCCACAAGTATTGGCAATGCTTTAGCTTCCACAAGTGCCGCAAATCCTGGGAATGCTTTCGCAGTCTCGTCGAGAGCAGCTTGAGATTGTGCTTGCTGAACTTGGAAGCTTGGCCCCGCTTCTAATGATACATCTAAGTCATCAGGACGAAATTTCATGGATACCCCCCCGTCCTGATTAATCTTCACATAGGATTTAAGCCCCCTAGAATCTCTAACGGGCAATGTAGCCTTATCCGTGTGAATCATTGGAATCAATGTGACAATACTTTCAGCAATACTTTGCATCCCTCTAATCATGCTGACTATATATGGCTTAGCCGCGGCGGTGCTCATTATTTGTACCTGTTGATAGGCTTTACCACTCATTGGATTGCTAGCTTGTGCGTTCACTTGTGGGTCGAAATTACCTAGTGTATTCATTGCTACCGAATCAGCCATCTCAAATGTACCCATGATTTCAGGGGGTAATGGGGTGGGCGCTAATTGAATAGGAGGTTGCAACGGAACATTTGGATCGTCATCTTTAAATGCATTGAATGTCAAAACATTGGCATCTTGTGGATTACGCCAAGGCTCAGCATCTTGACCACGCAAACTATCCGTAGATGCCATGAATGGTGATTGAATCATCTTCATCATGCCGTAAGCCAAAGATTGTCCAGAATAATTTTTAAGCTTTTGTGAAGAAATTGCGTTGTAAATGTATGGACGGGTCATAAACTGAACGTTAGAGTTATCCTGGTTCTTTATAAGCTCAGAGTTGCCATCAATGTAAATGTAGGGGAAGAATGGTAGATCTGTTTCTTCTTCTTCCAATAAATGATTACCTATCATCTTATAACGCCAGATAGTCTCAACTGTAGTCATGCGCTCTTCTACTATCTGTGGCATCTGGGGAATAAACAGCATCTCATCCCACCACTCTGCAAACTTCTTATACTCATCCATTAGCATGGTAGAACCATCAGATAGTTTAACAAGGCGCTTCTTGGAACGTTTCTTGAAGTAATAGTCAACAAGCAGAACTATATCTTCTTGTTCACTACGATATGACCACTTGATACCTTCGTAGGAATTAGTATTACCGAGCCCCTCTAAATCTATATCTGAATACTCTTTCTCAAATCTTTCTTTGTTCATGGGATAGGCTTCCCAGAAGTATTCTGCATCACTCTTATCATGCTTGGTTGCCAGCATATCAAAACCAATTAGAGTGGGGTCGAATACAGGCCGTACGAATATCTGCTGGTCAAAGGATTTGTCATCTTTGTAGTCCGCATAGACTTTAGCAGCAGCGTAACCACCTGTTAATGTCTTAGTGAGCAAGTCGTATTCAACCCCGTTAACCTTCATCTCATGAAATATATGGCGAAGATGGCCTTCCACAAACTTCAATTGGGCTATTTGCTCTTTCTCTTTCTGCATGCGAACTTCGGGAGGAAGACTATCATCCATACCGGCTTCTGATTTTCTGCCCACCTTGATATCTATTTGGGAATTGATGAACTCGCCACGTAGGCGTGAAATATAGGGCTCAAGAATATTAAACTCCATGAGCGGTCTATTCTTAGACAATAAGAACATCTTTTCATTAGGACTGAGCGTACTAACGAATGTCATGTGAACAAATCTGTTAAACCTATCGTAGTTCTGCTTGAAGTACTGATATGATTTATCAATATTCTTCTTGGCTTTATCAAACTTCTTGCGCTGCTTTGTGGTCATTCGCGCTTGATTGAATATTGGCATTTGTATCTCCTGCCATTACTTTAATTATTCATTAACTCATCTACATAATCTATTATTTGTGAAATTAGGAAAGCCGCCCTTTCGTTTTCACATACACAAATAAGCTCTCCCTCGGCATCAATTATTTCTTTTGGATAATCCCCGCTTGGATATAAGCTAAAATCATATAGTTCACCTAGTTCTTTTAGATTACTTATAACCTTTTGCCTCATCTGCTCTGGTGATAGCGGAGCATAACCTTCTAATAATCCCATGATTCTCCTGCCATTATGTATATGTTACTTCGTAATATATCTTGGAAAATATTGAGCATCTCTGAGCAATTGTTGATTTAGCTGCATTAGCCTATGATTTTCATTCATCAATCGTATATTTTCCTCATGGATTTTTGCAGAAAGAGCATCAGCTCTTTGCATCAAATCAAGATAATGGGCACTAAGTTCTTGCGCTTCTTTTAAACTGTCATCTAATAATCCCATTGCATAGCTCTCTTCTGTAGCTGCTGATTATGACTGAAATCTCTATTAATCTCTTTAAGGATGCCTGTTGCATCACTGACTTTAGGTAAAAGCGTTCCTTCAATTAAAGCACATTGTATCGCGGTTTGCGCTACATCGCATGTATCATCGTGAGAATGGGCCATGTTAGAAGTTATTTGGCACATATGAGATATGACTTTGTCAATATGTCTAGCATTTCTTGTAAAACTCAACCTTCCTTGAGCTATATAAGGCTGCATCTCAAAATACCTAGCCACTTTGCTACCGGAAGCTTTGGTTCTTTGGATATCCAATACTTTTAATCCTTGCATCCCTTTAAGTATAGAGAGGAGGGTCACTCCAGAGTCTGCTTTTTCGATAACACAATGTACTGGTTTAACAGTATGGCGCATACAGGTAGAATAGAAGTCCCAGAACTCTGCTTCCAGATCTTTTGGTTCAATTCTTATCTCCCTATTGTCTAGCCAATGTAGAGCGTAAAGACCGGTATCTATGCCCCTAGCCTCAAGACGATATACACCAAAAAATCCCATCGCTGTAAAGTCTGCCCAATCCTTAGTGCTGCTAGCTGTATCGATGGTCATGAACGTGCTTATTATCTTTGGTTCGAAATCAAGAATAGGGAAGTCTTCTTTGGCAAATATACCACCCCCATCTGGGACTGGACGTTGCTGCTGCTGTGCCCAATACGCGAAACGATTAAACTTTTCTTCTCTAGTGGCCCATTCTTTCGCTCTCTTAATTATCAAATCATGAAGCTCATTAGGCGAAAGCTCTTCTCGTTCCTGCTTGGTGACTTTTCCATGATATTCAGGGTATAAAATATTTCCTGCGTCATCTTTACATTCTAAAACCACGCTTTCCCATTTATCTCCATCTTTACCATCAAGCACAAATTGAGATAAATCTTCAGAATGTGTTCGTTGTCCGATTAATAGAATGGGAACATTAGTGCCCCTAGCACGATTCTTAATGGTTTCATTATAGTTATCTATGACGCCTTCTCTTATGACTTTACTATGCGCCTTATCAGGTTGGATTGGATCATCCATCAATACCATGCCTGAATATCTTAGTAAGTTAGGAATCCCGCCATCGAAACCCGTCACGGCCCCAGCAGATCCGAAGGCCCTACAAATTCCACCTGCCGTAGTCTGAAACGAGCTCCTAGATTTACTATCACTACGCAGCTCAACGCCAAATAGATATTTATATGCAGGCATCGTAATGATGTCTTTGATAAGAGAGGTATGTTTTTCAGCGAGATCGAATGCATAGGAGATATAAAGCGTATTGCAATCAGGGTATTTTGCTATTGTCCATGCTATGAAATAAGAAAGCATTGTGCTTTTGGCATAGCCAGGAGGCACATTTATACAAAGTCTTAATGTCTCAAGGCGAAACACCTTCTCAAGCTCATCTCTAATGGTCAAGAAGTGTGATTGCCTACCAACAGGCTGTGATAGCTTAAATGGCTTACCATTCTTTAGTTCGAAGAAATATTGTAGAAAGCACATGTAGGAACCGAGGAGGACATCTCTCCATTCTTCATTAGTGAATGTTCTTTGGAGAGATAAGTTGGTCATTATTACTCTTGTTGTCTCTTAGCATTATCAGTAAGCACTCGCGCAATCAACTCACCATGCTTGTTATTATCCAACCCAAATGTTTGTTCAGCATCAATGCCAATAAGGTTAACTGTTCCATTAGTAGGGGCCGTCATACGATAGATATTACCCATAGTATATGAGTATACTTTTGCATCAAATTGGTCATGATTAGGGTTCTGCCCCAATCTTTCCCATCTCATCTGACCTGCAGCTAATCCTTGGTCAACTGCATCAGCAAATTCAGGATATATCTTTATCCATTCATATATAGTCTTCTTAGATATACCTAATGCCCCAGCTGTAGCTTCTCTAGATAGACCGGTGCTTAATGCTTCAAATGCCTTATATGGCATCTCTTGGTCATAGATAGTATTGGCATTCCATTTCTTTGCTGGTTTAAATGCATCATTTGGATCAATCATATTGAATAGTCACTTTGTTACTGTTCAGACACATTACTTACTTTATCATTCTGGCTATCTTTATCAGGTATTAATATCCACTTGCTTACCTGCGGGGAAGATGATTGAAATACAATGGATACTTCATAGTAAGTTCCAAATTTATCAATGTACTCAACCACCTCATCATACGTGACTTGTTTACCATCAATCGTCCAAGACCAGTTAGCCATTACTGTCCTTTCCTTTGATAGTCATTATAAGTCCATCGGTTTCATATATCTCTTCAATCAAATCAGTCATTGCCCTGTACCAATCTTGCACTAGATATTCTCCTGATGTAGCTTCCCACACACATGGCGGTTCCAGCTTATCAGCTATTAATAATAATCTATCTAATGCTTCTTGCTTGGTCATTAATAACCTTTACTGCGACCCATATCTTTCAGATACAAACCTACTTTACCAGCGCTACCCAATACATAACTTTCATTTCCACCAGGATGCTGCATCTTAGTTTCCATATGGCCAGTCTTTGCACCTTTGCCGCTCGTGCTGCTTCCCATTACTCTCGTTCCACCTTCTTTAGGCGCATCTTTTTTCATATCGTACATTTGTTTGTTCCTTAATAGCTTTTAACATAAAGATTAACTTTACCAGCACTTCCCAATGTATAACTTTCATTATCTTTAGGAGGATGGTCTGCTTTCAATTCCATATGGCCAACATCAGCTGCCACTCTACGTGCAGTACTCGCTTTCTTGTTTCCAGCAAATCTATCGCTCTTGCCTTTGCCGCTAGTACTACTTCCAATAACCTTATCGCTACCCTCTTTAGGTGCTTTACGCTTAATATCATACATTTGTTTCTTCCTTATCAGAGATTTAATATTAAAACATGAGTTTAATTAATTAAATCAAATACCTATATCTTTATAACTTTACTACTTACTTTTCTTCTTAGTCTTCTTCTTTCTAGACTTTCCAGCTTCTGAGTAAGCAATGGCAATAGCCTGTTTCTTTGGCTTGCCCGCACGAATCTCAGTGCCAATGTTTTTACTAATAGTCTCTTTTGAGCTTCCCTTTTGCAATGGCATAGCAATTCTCCTGTAATCAATGGGTTAAATATAGCACAGGGGGCATTTAAAGACACCTTTGTCAATGAAAACTTAACCGAATGAATTTTGTTCGGTTAAGCTGTAACCGAATTCGGTTATAAAAAAGTTATGGTTAAAAGGGTTTTTAATCCTTCCTTAGCCACAATTAACATGTTCTAAAGCCACAATTAACATGTTCTAATTCTTTTGCATTAAAAATCAAATGTTTGGAATTAGTATCATGGGTACATTATTTAACACTTGCAGAATATAACTATTAACACTTACACCCCCCGCGGGTGATGATATACTGTATCCATCCCTATTAATCCAAGGAAACCACAATGATTGATGATAACGATCCAAAAATGGAATTGATTAACCGTGTAATAACAAAGAAAGCAGATCGATTACATGATGAGTTTATTAAAATAATAGATAAAATGGCAGCAGATCTATCTAAAGATGAAAGTTTTAAAGATGAAACAGCGTCCTTCAAAGTGACAATGATAGGATCAATCATAGGCTCAGCCACTATTGTTACGTTTGCCAACTTCATTACCAATGTCACAAACGATCCTAAAGTAGCATCCGCAGCATTTGGATGTCATGCCCAACTCATGAAACAAATGTTTGATCAAGTACTAGATACCATGGCTAAAAACACCCCATCCCTTGAAACTGAAAATAGTGAAGGAAATACTGTACATTAGCTTGCATCGCCCGCGGGTGGTGATATACTAACATTAACAAGGAGGTTAATATGTTAGTACTTTCAAGAAGAGTTGGTGAATCGATTATTATTGGTAATGATATAGAGATAACACCTATAAACATCTCTACCAGGGAGGTTCTAGTTAAAAATGGAGATAATTCATCGGTTGTTCGTATACCATTACGCAATCTATATTTTATAAGCCCAGAAATTATAATACAGATAAATAGGATTCAACTCTATGCGCTTTCATTTTATATACATGCGCCTAAAAATGTCCCTGTAGATAGAATGGAAATAAGAAAAAGAAAGTTACTTTATCCAAGATAGGAATGAATTATGAAAGATGAGCATGTATTAATTACTTCAGAAGTGGCTGAGCTTTTGGGTGTTCACAAGACCACGTTGCTTAAAAAGATTAAAAGGGGTGACTTTCCTGAGCCTAACAGAGACCGGCATGGTTACTTCTGGTGGCATAAGGATGTGATAGATAAATATATATTAGATTTAGATCTAAAAAAATTACGCGGCTCTAAATCTGCCTATGATGAAGAGCTCGATAAAGACTCTGATTATGTCTATAGACAGGAATATGCCAATTTATCCAATATTATTTCTTAAGGGGTTGTTATGCCTAGAAAGCCAAAAATAGTCATAGAATGTATTAAATATACCGGTGATAACATTCAAGAGGTCATGAAGTATGTGGGAGCATATCATGCGGTTTGTGGACAAAAGGTACCATATCCTTCTAAGAACAATTTAGTGGTGGGCGCTCCATGTGTAACTTTGATGTTTGATAATCAACAATCATTGTGCATAACTGCCGGCAGTGTTCTTATTAAACAAGAGGGTGAATGGACGGTGGCCGAATGAAAGAGATTCTTTTAGCTATTCTCTGTGTTATTTGCATCAAAAGCTGCCAGATTATCAATATTGCTTATCCCGAGGTACAATGGTTTGATTGGCCATGGGATAAAATAGCATATGACAACGAGAAGGCACTTCGAAGATGATGCCCAACAATCCCTGTTCACCATTCTTTCAACTCTCTACCCTGCCATTAGGAAGCTTACGTTTGCTATTCCTAATGGGGGTCGCAGAAATTTGCGTGAGGCTGCTCGTCTTAAGCATCAAGGGGTAACCAAAGGTATCCCTGATATCTTTCTAGCTTTCCCATCTGGTCAATATCATGGTTTATTCATCGAGCTAAAGCGCCCTCTCATTAAGGGCCTACCTAAGCCCGCTATAACCCTTGAGCAGAAGGAAATGATAGACACCTTACGTTTCCAAGGATACTGCGTAAAGGTATGCTATGGGACTGAGGAAGCGCTAGATACAATCCTACAGTATTGGAAACTGGAAGACTGATCACTATACTTAAGGTACAAAAAGGATAGATTATGGGCATAGACGTTGGGCAACTTATTGATTACGTTATAAAACCTTCCCAAAAGATGATTGATTTATATAGTCGCGATTCTGAGGAATTGGTTTTAGGCACCGCCGCTCAGGAATCTGGGCTAGGTACGTACCTTCATCAATTAGGAGGAGGTCCAGCACTATCTATGTTTCAAATTGAACCTGTAACATACTGGAGTATGTGGAATGACTTCCTGGCATATAAGCCTGATTTGAAAACAAAGATTTTGAGCTCGTGTGGATACGCCACTGTTCCACATGAAGACTTTATGATTACCAATTTAATGTATGCGGCCATGATGTGTCGAATTAGATATTTCTGGGTGAGCGAGAAGTTGCCGGCATTTGGAGATATAGAGGGGCAGGGTGCGTATTGGGCTAAATATTATAACGGTAATCCCGTGAACGGGGTGGCAGGGCATTATGTGGATTCTTTTAATCATTATGTTGGAAATTTTTATGCAAGACCGTAAGAAGTTTTACATGGTTACTTTCGTCTTGCTTGGAATATTAGTTCCTATTAACTATTTCTTATTTAAAGATGTGCCTGACAATCCATTTGAGCTTTTACAGGAAGCCATTGTTCATCATGTGTTTGGGGTGAAGATTGATATCAGCGAGGTTAAGGAAGAGATAGAAGTAGATTCAGGAGAATCAAGTGAGAAAAATTCTGAAAATGCCAAGGAAGAATTCTGATGAACAAGTTAATCATGTTGTTAATAAAAAGTCCGATTATCCTAGCGGCACTTATATTCTTGGCGCTGACTATTCCGATAAACTATATATTTTTAAGAGATCATCCACAAAATCCCCTAGAGAAACTAGATGAGCTTGTCATTAAGTATCTCACGGGGATGGATGTGAATTTGGATGATGGTCAAGAGACGTTTGATGAGATCATTGACCATTTAGAGGGGGAGGATAAATAATTACTTCAATTAAATAATCTATTAGCTCTTTAATCTTTTCATTTTCTTTCACCAATTCCGCTTTCTCGCTCTCTACCTTATCAGCATACGATTTCCATTCATCAGTCTTGGATATGAAGCTATGAGTATGCTTCATAGACTCATGAAGCTGAAGTGCTTTATTATCTAACATGTCTTTGAATGTTTCTAAGCTTTGTCTAAGCTTTTCATTTTCTTCTCTGAGATCTTTGTTCTCTTTTAATAACCAATCTTGGCTATCATGGCATTCTTTAGACTCCTGGATACATAACTGTTCTTTTATATTCTCTATCCATTTTTTATGACAAAATTCTGAACAAAAAAATACTCCATACTGTTTTCTAAAACCTTTTTCCAGGGATTTTTCACATCTAGAACAACAAGATAAAATAGATATATTATCTTTTAACTGTTTATTCTCTTCTTTAAGCTTTTCGTTCTCTTTTTCTAATCTCATGCTATTAGTTTCAAGTCCAGTATTCTGTAATGCTTTAATTTGATCTTCATATTCTGCTATTGAAAAAGATAGACCTTCTGTCTTTAATCTTTGAATCTCTGCTTCAAGCTGTTTGTTCAATGATTCGGATACTTCTAATTTTACTCTCCATGATTCTTTAGCGGATAAATATTCAGATCTTTGTTTATGCATATCTTCATGTATTTTTATCCATTCTTTTGCCTCTTCTTTAAGCTTATTATTCTCCAAATTAACCCCATTTAATTCAGCATTCATCATGATGTGAGTTTTTAGAGCATGCTCTTGCTCTTTCTTGCCATCATCATAGCCAAGGTTATAAGCATGATTGGCGGTTACCACCATAGAAGTTGCTATAGCCTGAATACTATCATTTCTCCAGAACCCCCATAGTGAATCATCTTGATATAACTGAAAATAAGGCCCCGTCAAGTCATGTTTAATTTTATATGTATATTTATTTATCATTTTTCAATCCTTTATTATCCATAAAATACAACCATCAGGCCTCGATCTGTTATCTGGAATGAAGCATATCTATACTTTCGTATATGAAGCCCAATGATTGTATTTTATAAAAACCAAAACAATTTTTTATACCAAGGTTCTAATTTATTTTTCTCCATTTCATCTAATCTGCTGTAATACTGATGCATAATATCCACTGTATACCTGTCTCTTTCTTCCATAAGTCTTTCGTTTTCTTTCTCAATTATTCTACAGCTTTCATAAACTTCATCCAGATGAATTAATCCATCTCTATACATAAGCATTAGCAGCTTAATATCTGGTTCAATTATATTCAAACAACCTCCAAGAATGAACATTATACAAAAAAACCAAGCAATAAATGAAGCTTATCGTGTGCAGGTAAAAAATGATGTTAAATTACCTTTCAAATATTGCCTGGTAAAATAGAAGTATTACTTATATTATATTTGATGTCAAGAAATTAGTTTATATATATTGCTATTGTTATTAAATATATCTAATATATAGATTCAAAAGGAGATTTGTATGAAAAAAAAATTAGTTAAACAATTGGTTCCAATTAAGTTCTTAAGCCGCAAGGCAAAGCAAGCACATAGCCTATTCAATAAAGCTGTAAAAATGGTAGGGGGTAACATTGCCCTATCTAAACTATTAGGTTATCCACAAACACAGATAAGCGTTATCTCCTGCGGACAGGCTCAGGCTAACGAGGAGTTTCGTAAACAGAGATTCCCCACTCCCGAGATTGCCATTAAGATTTCCTTAGCAACTAAGGGTGAGATAAAAGCTGAGGATTTATTGCCGCATCATGATTTTAAATATATGTATGAGTATGTGAAGATGATGGAAAAGATAAAATGATATGGGAGAAGGATATGTTTAAAGAGTTGTTTGATAGATGCACCGGTAAGTCTCTAAGCGAACATGAAAAGTTTCATGCTTTATTAGATAAAAATGTCAAAAGAATGGATGAAATAAGAATAAAATTGTCCGAATATGAAAAAAATATTGGCGATTTGGCCTTAAGGATAATAACAGATTGCTCAACAAAAGAAGATGTTCAAGATGTTATTGACCTGTATGGCGAATACAGAAACATACAAATGGAATATACTCTCTCTTATTATCCCTACAATCCTTTAAGCGACTGTTATTTTTTATATAAAATTTTTGAAAAGCACGGTTTATTATGATCAAAGCTTATGGGAGGAAGTGAACGCAACCTCCCATTTACTTTTTTTCAACTTTACTCTCAAAGGAACTTGAATATAGATATTGTGGAGCTACACTCAATGAATGTGCCATTCGTGGAAAGACGAATGGTTTATTGCAACAATCATTTTTTTAACCAGGAATTTAAAATGATCATACATTCATTGCGAATTATAACCCACTATAAACGTTACATCAACCTTCCAACAGAATTAATAGATCAACTTAGAAAAAGGCTTGGGCTAAAGCTTACCGCCGTATGGGAAATATTATATAAAGAGAGTGATTGGAACGATGGAGTCTTTACGAAAACCTATGAGTATCTTTCTAATAAGATAGGTGTATCTAGAAGGTCAGTGATACGATATGTAGATCAACTTATTTCCCTTGGATTCCTTAAAAGAAAATATAATCACAATGATAACGGAGATAGCCAAGCTAACTCCTATGAATTGGACCTACCTCCTGAAGTTCTCCAGGCACTTAAAGATGCTCCCAATAGAAATAGACCTGGAGTTGAATTAGATCCGGACTATTCGGTTCAACATG